GGAATATGTATAGTTACAATGACGGGCACAGCACGAGCGGTACACACTTTGGTGACCACTTTGGCTTTGTTAGAGGACGTTACTTGCGTCACGACAAGTTTAATTGGGCTATACATAATTCTATGTACATCAAAGCAGAGAAGCCAGGCCTACAAGATACCGACGCACTAATAGAATCATTATCGGCGTGGAAGGGCCATCTGAACATGACTAACCTCACTGAAGAAGAGTCTGCTTTGCTAGATTGGTGTTTGCATGGCAACCTCAGATGCTCACCCTTCTTGATAGATCAAGACCTACAGTTTGGTCTGGAGCATGATAGTATTCGTGGCGTGTATCTTGGGCGCATTGGTAGTATAAACAAGGCGGTAACACCGACACAAATACTATCCCTATATAACAAACTTGTAAAAAGCCACCGCTGGTACGAAGAATCACTAGCGGCTAAGAACTTGTTGAAATACTGGGTATGCCAACCATCAACGGAGACAGTAGAGTCCCACTGGTGGACCTACGTACCCCGGAGACTTGTATTGCCTGCACTGGGCCTGAAGCGGGCGGTCTTTCAGTGCTTCCTGGATGGTGAGGCCGTCAGTCTGACTGCTACAGCACTAGAGGACTACAAAGACTCAACCAACTCTATCCAGTCTGATTTGATAGCGCCTAGCATGCTGTGTAACACGGCATGGTACTGGGGTGAGTTTATGTCTAGGAACAATGCACTTGATGTGTATGACCTGCACCGCAAGCTCATGCAACCAGACGATGCTGAGATCCGCGCAGATTTGCGGTCTGATGCTATTGTCAGCGCCATATTGGGTACTGGTATACGAAAGTCCCTGTTCCCAGGCACAGCCACTTATATCCCGGGTGGATTATCAGACCACTATGGAATAAGGGTCAAATTCGGTAATGTGAACATAGTCGAATCACGTGAGCACGGATATGACATTGACCCTAATTATGTGGTGATGAATAAGCTAGTAGCGCCTAGCGGCGTTGCTATGATCACAGGGCTGCCTGGTACATTACAAAATTCCACACCCTATGGGACGATATTTTCCACTAACCCGATGGTCAAGAAATATGATTGCGGAAATTGGCGAGACGCTATGAACTACAACGATGTTTGGGCGCACGGAGTTGTGGCTAGATGGAATGGGCACGATTTGGATTACGCCCACCCTAAACATGATGGGAGACACACTGTCTATGCGGCTAATGATGTATCAGTGGCGATGCCGCCCGTACCACCCACAGCCGACACGAACCCAACTTCTTACATGTTTAGAGGAATGCACCCGAGGAAGTATGGTTTCGGTACATCTTTTCAGTGGGTTACCGATCGTAAGCTGACATTCAGATGGGCTAGGACTCAAAGCTACATGCTTGATGAACCCAAATGGCGTTCACCTCCAGCGTATGTGCATGAAGCACCCGCTATGAATGGTTTGACCATGACAGCAACCCCCTTGTCAGCTTCTGAGTACGTAACAACCCTCGTATGTAAATACGACATCCGCACTTCGGGTTTTCATCTGAGTTGGTCGAACGCGGGAGTAGTACTACCGCAGCGACAAGGGCCATCCGAGTTGTTGGCGCACGAAGCGGGCGTGACGAACATACAGGAGGGGAACTCGGAGACGGCACAAGGGCCCGGGCCGGCACCACCGGACCTCCCTCCAACGTGACATGTCTAGCCGTACCGCTGTATCTTGAGGATATAGGGGAAGGCAAAGTGCGGGAC